ACTATAGGCTCAAGTGTTGTAACTGTGCACTTCATGCTGTTAGGGGTTATATCCCATGCTAAACCCTGCACTTGCAAGGTCTTAACGATTGTCGAGCCATCTGGCTGGACATTAGTGATCTCGACATTATCGAAATAATCTAGGCCGATCATTGTGTCAGTCGGTACATCTGTATCGAGAAGATCGACAGTCATGGCATCGATGCGGATGGTCGTCTCTTTGCGAGTAGCAACGTATATCTTGGCAATATCAGTAACCTGAGCATCTGTCTGGGCGACTAGATTTTCGACATTCATGCCATGTGGAAAGTATTTAGCAATTGAATCCGCATCGCTTGCTGAGACAGTCGTGCCGCCCACTCTGGTCATGGTTGCGCTATTGATAATGAGCTTGTCATCAAAGGCGAACTTAAGGTCTGAATATGGAATGCCTGAAGTCTGATTGAACTGAATCGGTGCAACGGCCAAAGATCCGACTACATCGTTTCGATCCTTAAACTCAGCTGTGCCGTCTGTACGAATAAAGAATGCGCCCTGCTCGGTGAACTCGGCAACCTGTAGAGCTAGAAGGCTTGATCGTGTAGTTGCTGGATCGGCTTGGCAGGTTGTAGATCCTGCATCGATGATCCGCATATTGCTAGGAAAATCTACCTGATCGAGAATCTTGTCTATCCGAGTGCCAGTAGTCTGTCCGGCGCCTGAGTCGGCAATAGTTGACACGTTAGCCATGGCAAATAAACGGAATGCATCTGAGCAGACAATATCGACATATCCAATCTCCTGCCCTTGAGGATAGGTATAACGATAGTCTTGAACATAACCTGAAAATAAGAAATGCTGAGTAGTTGCAGTAGTAGCAGCTACACGGATCTTGCGTAGCGGAGTCAAATAGCCAAAATATGGGCTGGATACATTCTGAGGGTTGAAGTACGAATCAGGATCTAAGACTCGTACTGTACAGTTACCAGCCTCATAGGTATCTCGCATGATGTTGCGTCCACGTCTAATGGTGATCTGTCGCGTTACGCTACTTAGATCGATGACGGGCTCTGGTACTTCTGATCCTGCGAATGTACTTACGCCGATAACGCCATACTTGGCATCGCCGATAGTGAATGGAAAGCCAAATGTAGCACCTTGGCTAAAGTCAAAAGATACCGAAATGGTGGCTGGAAGACTCATCCTTCATCTGGCCTAGTCGCGAATCTACCACCACGATTTACGCTGACGAAAGATCCAGATAGAGATTGGTTAGTCTGTTGCTGAGTAATGACTGCCGCTACTTCTTCTCCAGCGACCTCCACTTTGATATTGATTGGAGGTGTAGGATTGACTCCAGCAACTACGCCAGCAGGCAAGCCGCCTTGCTGACCGAAAGTCTCTGGCATTGCATAAGCAGGCGGTACAAAATTAGGTACGGGCGTGCCTAGCATGTTGCCGCCAAAATCAATTTTAGGAATCGACCATTCGGAGAAAGGGTTAGGCGCTTTGGGGGTAGTGAGCAACGATGCTCGCAATTCATTGTTGCGCTTGATCGCTGTATCTAATTGATCAGATAATTGTGTGGCTAAGGTTGCATTTCCATCTAGGATGGCTTTTTGCAACATAAGAGAGATTCGATCAGTTTCGCTGATCTTGCCCTTTAGAGCTGCCTCGATACCAATAGCTTCTAGGTTGAGCGTCTTAGATGCCTTAGTCAACGCATTTTGTTTCTTTTGTGTATCTAGGCTTTTCTTTTGTAGGGCTGCTAATTCCTTAGCGCGCTTAGCGGCATCGTTCTCTGCTTTTTTACGAGCTGCGATCTGGGCTGAAGTTTCATAAATACCGATGGGCTGAGAACCTGAGTAGCCCATGCCCGGCGCATTACGTCTAAACTTTGCTGCCTTCTCTGCTGCTTCGATGGCCGCTAAAGCATTTTTCTCATAATCATCGAACGGGTTAAAACTAGCCAGGATGGCGCGATCGCTTGTAAGAACGTATAACTTCTGGAATCCAAATACTACTGCTGCGACTGTATCTGCAATCTTGGTGGCTAGCGTGTCGATTTGGCTAACAAATTGAGTGGTGTCTCCTGCTGCGAATACAGCAACTAGAGAATCAACTAGAGAGCCACCAATCTTCTCGCTTGCCTCGCCTGCTGCCGTAGTGATCAGCTGTAGCTTGCCAGCGTAAGTTGTGAGATACTCTGCGTTAGCCCCTGAGAATTGCTTATTCAATCTTTCTTGAACGTCTGCAAAGCTCATGGTCTTTAACTCAGCGGCGCTAACTCCGAGAGAATACTTTCTTAATCCTCTAGTCTGCCCCACATAAGCCGCACTCAAATCCGAAACAACGGTTTCGTAATTGACGCCCGATCCAGCGCTGATGTCTGTAGCTTGAGCTAGTAGCTCTTGAGCTTTAGTAACTGAGCCCGTGGTCTGCAAAAGTTTTTGCATACTCGGACGAAGCTGGTCATCAGCGACCCCTGACAGGGCAGAAAGCTCCGAAATGTAGCGCTCGATGCGCGGAGTCTCAAACCCTAAGCCTAGGTTCTTTACTGATAGGGCTAAACGATTAGCGGCCTTCTCATCTGCTATAAATGCAGCCGCGGCCTTCTTTCCGAAATTGACAAAAGCCGCTGTTGATAGGCCAATGCCTGCCGCGCCTGCCAGTTTCTTTACAGATGACTGTAATTTCTGAACGGCATTTTCAGCTTCTCTAAATTGCTTTTTGCCGACAAATTCGGCTGCGATCTGGACTAATAAACTCATTTTGTTTTCCCATAAAAATTATCTTGGGCTTTTTGTAAAGCCTTTTGTACCGCTGCGGTGGCTTTGCCTTGATCTTCGGCAAAAGCACGAAACATGGCACGACCAGTAAACTTCATGGAACTGCGACCAATTCTTTTCTGATAGTCAGAACTTTTTAATTCACCAGTTTTAGAAAGTTCTTCAATAAATTTCTGACCGGCTTCAGGATTTTTAGATTTACCCTGATGTCCTAAAGTTTTACGACCAGCAGTTTCATAGATAGCACCGCCTGCGTTTTTATTAACAATAGAAGCAATTGACCGCCAGCCTTTACGATTGGTTTTAGATGGTGAGGCTTTCCAAACAATTCCACGACGGGCGGTGGCTTGATCATAAAATCTAGTTGCCCATCTACCACCTGCGTTTTCACGCTTGAGCCATCCACTAGGGACATCATCATTGGCTGGAAGGTAGCCTCTAGCCGCGACAACAATTGGTTTCAAAGCCGCGACAATTTCTTTTTGCGTTGCTTTAGCAAGTTCTGGTTCAAATTCGCGCAATGCCTTGCGAAGTTTAATTACGCCGCTTACTTCTGTAGGCATCTTGTTGCTCCTTCGCTCGGTCTCTCAATGCTTTCAGTAACATCTGGAGCATCGATGAATCTAAATCTATTAAGTATTGTGGAGCGATAGCCGTCTCAATGCTCAAGCGAGCTATGAGATAGTGGATGCTATCGCTGCCTAGGCCAAAGGGTCAGACTCTGCAACCTCAACACTCTTTAGAGTTTCGAGAAAGTCTGCGCCGAATGGCTTGACTACGGTTCCACTTAACCGAAGGCCTTCCCATGCAAGCCAATAGACATCTGACTGCTTTTCATCATCGCGAAACGCTTTGTGAAATCCCTTTTTAGCATATAGCTCGAACGCGTACTCTAATCGAGGAGTGATCTCGATCTCGGTGACTGTGTTGTCTGCCATCGTGACTATTAACTTTGCCATGCTGTGCCCCTTTGTTTAGTTAGATTATGCGGTTGTTGTGACTACGACTGTACCAGAGACGTTCCAAGTTACTGACTGTGTTGATAGATCGCCAACTGCACCGTTGATAGGTGTGATGTTATTGACCAAGCATGTCATTGTGTAAAGTGGGTTAGTCGCTGAAACACCAGCAGAAGTCTGCTTGAGTGTGACAACTGTGTTGGTTCCAACAAGTGAGTTTAATGTCTGAAGTGTCTTAGATGTCGCTTCATCATTAAGGAAGTCGATTGTGATAGAAGATGCTTCTAGGCCTTTAACGAACTTGTGTCCGCTATCGCCCATTGCAGTTACTTCAAGCTCATCGAATGTACGATTTAGGGTGACGCTTGTGACTAGAGTAGAGAGATCAACCGCGTTGACAGTTAGAACTACTCCGTTGCTTAGATATACTGCCACGATTTATTCCTCGTCTTTCTTAGTAGATGGCTTTGCAGCCGCTGGCTTTACCTGACCGATTTTGATCAGGAATTCTTCGTTTTCTTTTTCCCATTGTGCCAATTCGGTCATGGTTTAACTCCAAC